GAACACGAAGTTCGAGTTCATCCCGGAGAAGTACGTGGACGAGAACATGTCGTAGGTGTCGTAGGACACCTGGGTGGCGTTCACCATCATGGACTCCTGGTTCATCTTGATCTTGATGTTCTCCACGGTGTCGTTCAGGTGCTCGGTGTAGAACTCCCTCTTCATCTCCTTCAACTTGCCGTCGATCCTGGTGGGCAACATCAAGTAGTACCTGCCGATGTTCTCCTCGGAGAACGGGATCTCGTTCTTCGCCTTGGCCATCCCCGACTTCGCCGTGTACAGGTTCTTGTAGAACTTCATCAGCACCGGGTTCCTCTGGGAGGACATCTTGAACATGTTCACCTCGGGGCCGTAGATCAAGTTCTCGAACACGTTCTCCACCGGGAAGAAGCCGATCTGGTACGGCAGGTCCTTGTCCAAGCAGTTGAAGAGCATCTTCAACTTCTCGACCTCGATGTTGGTGATCCTGTACCACCTCATCATCTGCTCCCTGGCCATCATCATCAAGTTCAACAAGGTGGTCTTGTACACCCCGTGCTCCATGCACCTCCTGATGTTGCTGATCATCTCCTTCACCGCCTGCTCGGGCATCGTCAAGTCGGGCAAGTTGTTGGAGTTGTACAGGTCCTTGATGGTGGCGAAGCACATCCTCTTCCCGATGGAGAAGACCGAGTTGAACTCGGTCATTATGAAGTTCAACCCGGTCTTCTTGTAGTTGATGTGGATGTTCGCGAGCCTGGAGAGGTAGTCCAGCAAGATCATCTGCTCCTTGATGACCCTCTCGTAGTTGGTCAGCCCCTTGTTGAAGGACAACAACACCATCTTGGTCTTGTCGTCGGAGGAGATCAGCGTCCTCTCGATGTAGTTGACCCCGAACTTCACCTTCATGTACCCCTTGATGATGAAGTCGGAGTAGTCGTCCATGACGCAGTGGTACAGGCTGCTGAGGTAGTGCAACATGCCCTGCCCCATCCCCGAGAAGATGGTCACGATCCCGTTGTTCCTCAAGGCCCACTCCTTGAACGTCTGGATGCCCTCCAAGAACTCCTTCTGGTTCGGGTCGGTGCTCCTCCACTTCTGCATGATGTCCTCGGGGACGAAGATCTTCTTGGAGGAGAAGGAGCTCAAGACGGAGATCATGAACTTCTTCATCTCCTCCGGGATCTCCCACTCGTTCACGAAGTACATGAAGTGCTCCATCACGAAGCCCGGGGCCCACTTGGAGGAGTCGATGTTGATGGAGTAGAACACCGCGGGGATGTTCTTGTCCGCGTAGGCCCTGGTCAAGTCCTTGTAGTGGGACGACGTGTCCGACTGGTGGATGACCCGCATGTGCTGCTTCGTGAGCATCTCCTTCTCGTGCGTCTTGGACAGCTCCTTGCTGATCGTCTCGAGGGTCTTCACCACCAGCCTGAGCTTCACGGACTGGATCAAGATCTCCCTGGGCCCGCCGATCTGGGGCTTCGGGAAGATCGCGAACAGCGCCTCCACCTTGTCCATGGAGTTGCAGATCTCGAACAACGAGTGCGTGGACATGTTCTTCAACTCGTCGAAGATGGACAAGAAGCTCTTGGTCTTCTTGATCTTCTCGTTGAACTGCAACACCTCGGACTTGTAGTTGGCGGCGACCAAGGAGCTGGTCATCATCATGGCGGAGTCGATCACCGAGTGGATGGACCTCAAGATGCTCTCCATGACCCTGACCTTGTTCACCTTCTCCTTGAAGAACTTCCTGGTGGCGGAGATGACGAAGTTCTTGTCGAACGTGTGCAGGTTGTCCTTGGAGATGAGGAAGTCCTCCAGGTCCATCACGTTCCCCTTCGACTCCTCCTTCATCCTGATGGCCCTGTACTTGATCTCGGCGATCGTCATCTTCTCCACGATGCCCTTGAACCTGTGGTCCTTGAAGCCGGAGTCCTTGTCGAACAAGTTGCACACGTAGATCTCGTCCATGATCACGGAGAACTCCACGTCGTCCTCCAGGTCGTAGATCGAGGGCATGTGGATCCTGTCGTAGTCGTTGGACAAGGACTTCAGGGTCCTGATCCTGGTGTACCACAACTCCTCCATCTTGCTCATCATGTGCTGGTACCAGGACACCTGGCAGATCTTCAAGTACGAGGTCACCCTGCTCCTGATGGCGTCGCAGAAGATGTCCTCGATGATCTCCTCCCTGTTGGACATGTAGCTGAGGGAGGAGTTCACCAAGTACCTGTTGAGCTGGGAGGAGGTGGACGTCCCCCTGGACTTCTCCAACATGATGATCAGGATCATCAAGATCCTCTCCCTCATGATGTTGAAGGTGGTGAAGTTGGCCTTCTCGTCCTCCATGGCCTTGTCCCTGAAGTTCGACATCAGCGCCACGGTGACCTCCCTGGCCTTCAGGAAGTGCCTGATGTCCGTGATGGTGCATCGTCCTCCAGGTCGTAGATCGAGGGCATGTGGATCCTGTCGTAGTCGTTGGACAAGGACTTCAGGGTCCTGATCCTGGTGTACCACAAC